GTTCAACTGAAAAAGCCTATGCAATTAGATTTAGTAAATATGATAGTTCTATGGTATTTATATCTAAAGAGCATTGTTTATTTACTGAGATAACAAAAAAAAGAGATGGTGTATACTGGAATACAGAATACAAAGTAGAATTCCCATTATGGCTTTATGATAAGTTCACAGAACAACAGAAAGATTCTATTAAAATGATAGTAAAAGAAAACAGAAATGAAGAAAGAGAACAAGAATTGGACAGAGAGTAGAGGGCAATTTATTTCAAGAATGTTTTGTCTTATTGCTGAACTACACAATTCTGATAAAGGTAACCCACTTGATTATATGAAGCTGGTAGAATTTCATCTTAAAAGCAGGGAATCAATCTTGAAATCATTATGGCTCAATGAACTTAAAATGTACATCTATGAAAATATAGATGGTAACAAACAAAAACTTTTAAACCAAACATTAGATATATATGAAAATCAAAAAAAGTAAAGACCGGGTAAGGTTATTATTAGTTAAACAACCTAAACTAAGAGATGATGACAATAAGTTATTGGCAACGGCTTGGTTTGAAGAACTAAAAGAAAAAGGTTACAATCCTACAACAATGACTGCATTTGATTTACTAAAGCACATATCATTAGGTAACCTAAGTAATTCAGAAAGCATCAGAAGATGCAGAGCAAGATTGCAAGAAATAGACTCCAGTTTAAGAGGTAATATTTATAAGCAAAGACACAAGGAAACAAAACAAGTTAAAGATGATTTACAAAGCTTTAACATATAAATTTTATTAACTATATTTGATAAACTAAACAAACAGAAATTATGGAAGTAAAAAAGTCAAAAGTAATTAGCATACAACCAAATGGAACTTGGGAAGGTAGCTATGGAACAATGTACAAGTTTGAAATTCTATTTCAAGATGGTTCAGTTGGAGAATATTCTTCTAAATCTAAAGACCAAAACAAATTTGAGGTAGGTGCAGAAACAGAGTTTGAATATCACGGAGGTAAATTCCCAAAGATTAAACCGGTGTATGCACAACCTAAAGTACAAGGTTCAAGTCCAGCACAATCATTTGGTAATTCAGATGATGTTCAAGTTAAGATTGTTAGACAATCAATGCTTAAAGCAAGTGTAGATTTTCACGCAATCAATCCGGAATTAAAGCCATCAGAAGTTGATGTTTTAAAAACTGCTGAAAGGTTTGTTCAGTTTGTTAATGGTAACAAAGAAGTTCAGTTTAGTAATGAATGGAAAGATGTTCCATTAGAAGTGAAAAACGAAGCTACTAAAAAAGATGATTTACCATTTTAAATAATAATAATAGAGAAGAAGCGTTTTAAGAGCGTTTCTTTTCTTTTTAACACATATACACTATGATAACATTTAAAGCAGTTACACCACAAGAAAAGTGGATAAAAAGCGTATTTAATAGCAAAGCCCAGCTTATGAGAGAATCCGGTTTGTCAAGACCAACAATTGATAAGATGTGTATTGATATATGGTTATTTTACAAATACGTTCCTTTGTTTTCTCAAATATCGAATCAAAGTAAAGAAGCTATTATTCGCAAAGTATCTAATTAATGGAGTATTCATTTAACACAGAACACGCAATTAGGTACGGAGTATCAGAAGCTATTGTAATAAGAAACTTATTATACTGGATTTCTAAGAATAAAGCTAATAATAAAAATGAGTTTGATGGTTTAACTTATACATACAATTCAGTTAAGGCATTTAATACCTTATTTCCTTTTTGGTCAGATAGGCAAATAGGCAGGATACTAAAAAGTCTTGAAGAACAGAATGTAATAAAGGTAGGAAATTTCAATAAAGCTAAATACGATAGAACAAAATGGTATGCATTTGTTGACTATGACTCAATATACCGAATGGTAAAATGCAATAAACCAAAAGGTAAAATGGATATACCGAAAAAGGAAATTGCAATTACCGAAAAGGTTAAACCTATACCAAATACTAAAACTACAAATGTAAATACAAATAAAAACCCATATTATACTGAGTTGTTATTTGTCTATGACAAATTCTGCAAAGAAACTTTTGATGCACCGGCAAAAATTAATGGTGCAGAGGGAAAAGCTTTAAAACAGATTATATCATATTTAAAAGGATTGTGTAAGGCAAAGGGCGATGATTCATTAGAAGCCGTAAAAAACGCATTTAGATACATATTAAGCAACTGGTCAAACTTAGAACCATTTTTGCAGAAGCAAATTAAACTAACGCAGATAAATTCAAATTTAGCTAACATTATAAACCAACTAAAAAATGGAACAGAAAAACCAACCGGCAATAATTTCGCAGAAGAAATACTTGCAAAATATAAGTAACCCAATTAGTAAGGGCTTTAAATTAGATGTTTTAAAAATGAATATGGATAAGCTGGTTTTATTCATATTAGAAGCTAAACCACCATCATTGTATAGTCAATTTAAGCACGAAGAAGAACGCACTATTGATTTAATATCGTTAATGATTATAGAGTTTCAAGACTTCTATAATTGCAAGGGCAAAATGAATAAGGCTCAGATTGTAGAAACATCATATTTAATTTGTCAGCAATTTAGACACTTTAATTTCTATGATATAGGATTGTGTTTTAAAGATGCTAAAATGAACCATAAAGTGTATGACAGAATTGATGGTGGTATGATTATGGAATGGCTTACACTACACGATATTAATAGAACCGGTTTAGTAGTTTCAGAAAGAGAAAAGCAGAAAGCCCAGCAGAATGCAGAATGGTCAGCACTTGGAGAGCGTAGTTCAGTAAAAAGTATAAAAGAATATTTAAAAAATGGAAGTAGAAGAACGTAGAGAATGGCATAAAAACCATAGAGAAGATGAATACACTAAAAAACAAAAGCACATTGATTATTGCAAGAAAAACAAGTTAGTGTATAAAAACAATTTTGAACTGGTAATGGGAGAATGTTTTAAAGAACATTATTATAAAAAATCTGATGTACTTAAAATGCCACGGCACAATGGTGGTCATCTTAATGGAAATAAAATAATATGAAAAAGCACACAAAAATATATATGAAACATTTTGACTATATTGCAGATGATTTCATACCTTGCGAAGTGTGTGATTCTAAGGCAGTTGATATACACCATATTGTAGCAAGAGGTATGGGTGGTTCTGATAAGGATAACATAAATAACTTGATGGCAGTTTGTAGGAAATGCCACATAAAATATGGCGATAAGAAAAAACACTTGGAGTGGTTACAAGAAATCCACAAGAACAAAATCGAAGAACAAGCAACCGGAATATGAATTGCAGAAAGCAGTTTGTAGGTATTTAGATGTTAAATACAAAGATGTTTTTTATAATGGTTCAGCTGGTGGTATGCGTACTTTCTTATCAGTAGCTAAAAGAATGAAAGCAACCGGTTACAAAAGTGGCTTTCCGGATTTATTCTTATATGAAGCAAGACAAGGTTATAACGGATTAGCAATTGAATTGAAAGTAAAAGGTAATTATGCCAGCCCAAAGCAAAAAGAAGTGTTACAATTACTTAACGACAAAGGTTATCTTGCCAAAGTTTGTACAGACATCGACCAAACTATTGAAACAATAGATGCATACCTAAAATGAAACAATACTCAGTCATAGAAGTATTATACAAAGACTATAACAAGTTCTATGCATTTGCCTTATCTCTACTAAAAAACAAACACCTTGCAGAAGATGTTGTACAAGATGTGTTTCTGCAATTACTATCTTCTAATTCAAATCACTTACTATGGATATTTGATAAGGGTAAAGGCATAAGCTATATAAATAAAATTATAGCAGTTAGATGCTTATCTAAGAAATCACAATTTTACAAGCAACAAGTACAATATGTTAAAAGTAAAATTAATGTATCAGAACAAGAGTTAGAATACCTATACAATAAACTAAACACAGAATCAATATCCTTATCAAAAGTTCTTAGGCAGAAAATCAAAAATGTAATTGATAATTTTGATGAATACGAAAAGAACTTATTCCTATTATACTATGAAAGTGGAATGACTTACACAGAATTATCAAAGGAAATAGGAATACCAAAAATATCCATATACAATACAGTTAGAAAAGTTAAAAAGCAAATCAAAAAACAACTATGATATTTTCAAGTAAAACATTAGCAAAAGATAGAATAGCTATTTGTGAATCCTGCAAGCATTTTAGAAAGCGTACACGAACTTGTGGAACACCAATAAAAGGCAATACAATAACAATCAATAAAGTTAAGCATAAGTTATGTGGTTGTTTTATGGATATTAAAAGCACATTAAAGTTTGCACATTGCCCATTGAATAAATGGAAAGGCTTAGAACTAACACACGAAGAATACTTAGAAGTAAAAGAATTATTAGAAAGTACGAAACATAGTATAACAAATATTCAGCAGCAACAACTAAGATTGTATTCAGAAAAGTATTTAGGGCTTAGAGTAGAATCATCAAGTTGTTCGCCTTGTGTTAGAAAGAATTTAGATAGACTAAACCAAATAGTAACAGAATACGAAAAGTAATGAAGATAGAACTAATTAAACCTAACAAAGATAACCCTAGAGTAATTAGAGGTAATAAGTTTGACAAGCTTGTAAATTCAATTAAAGAGTTTCCGGAGATGTTAAAACTTAGACCAATAGTAATAGATGAGGACAATATTATCTTAGGTGGTAATATGCGATATAAAGCTTGTGTTGAAGCTGGTTTAAAAGATATACCAGTTAAGGTAGCTAAAGGTTTAACCGAAGCACAAAAGAAAGAATTTATAATCAAAGATAATGTAGGATTTGGGCAATGGGATTGGGATTTATTGGCTAATGATTGGAATGAAAAACAAATAGAAGAATGGGGTTTAGATGTTTGGCAACCGGAAGAAGATATAGATGTTGTAAGTGATTTAGAAGAAGTATCAGAAATAGATAGCACATTTGAAGTAACTATAACTTGTAAAGATAAAATAGAACAAAAAGATATATACAAAAGATTAAAAGAACAAGGATATAATTGTATTGAAATATGAACAAAACCGAACAACATAAAAAAGCAATATTAGAAGCACTTGAAAAATCATTAGGTATTGTTACAACGGCTTGTAAGAAAGTAGGTATAGGTAGAACACAATATTACAACTGGCTAAAAGATGATTCAGAATTTGCAAAGGCAGTAGATGATATACAGAACATTGCTTTAGATTATGCAGAAAGTAAACTACACGAACAAATAGGAGATGGTAATACATCAGCTACAATATTCTATCTAAAGACTAAAGGAAAAAAAAGAGGGTATGTTGAAAGGTCAGATATAAATATTGGTTCAGCTGAACGCATTAAAATAGATATAATGCCATTTGATGAAGAACCCGAAGATTAAACTATTTAAGAAGCAAATAGAATGCTTTAAATACCTAGAGGACAACCATACAACTGAAATATTATTTGGTGGGGGTGCTGGTGGTTCTAAAACTTTTACCGGTTGTTTATGGCAGATTATACGCAGATTAAAATATCCGGGTACTAGAAGTGTAATAGGTAGGTCAAAATTAAAAAACTTAAAAGCTACAACATTAAATACATTCTTTGAGGTTGCAGTTGATTATTGTGGTTTAACACCCGATGTAGATTTTAGATATAATGCATCAGACAGTACAATTACATTCTATAACAAATCAGTAATATATTTAAAGGATTTATTCTTATACCCATCAGA